AATGGGCCATCTCTCTCCTCCCGTAACCGGCCCTTTTACTTTTTCTTTCCAATTGCTTGATCCGCAATCTTATCAGCCAACTGATGAGCTTGTAGGTCATTTACTTCCTCGATAATCTCGTTGATCTTATTGATGAGTCCGCGGATAATCGGATCGCCTATACCTGATTCTAGCTTATCAATCATGCAGCATCCTTTACTCGATTTGATACTTCTGCAATAGCTTCCTGTGCTACTTTTTGTGCCCAAGGATCGAAACGATGATTTGGACGTGGATTTGCTATCTTTGTGAGTGCTCTAAACATCAATAAAGCATCGACTTCTAAATCATCATATTCACTGATGGCTTGATCTGCTTCAATGCGATATTGTTCATTTGTCATGCAGCACCCCTGTACCCATTCTTGTTATATTTGAAACCCTGGCCGAACTGGAACCAGTGTAACATATGACGAACTGCATCATTTGCGTGAGGATGACCCGGTTTGTAAATATGTTCTAATTTGAGCCTTTCGTCGGAGAAGAATTGTGTCGGTCTAGGAGGTTGCATAACGAGTTCACATCTGGGTGCTGACGAAATTTGACTAAAGAGCTTGCAGATACCAATAAGCTCCCTTGGATAGAGTTCCAAACCCCGTCTGCTGTTGTTACGAAACAGGAAATCTTCACATATGAGAAAGTCTGGTTTATATTCGTTGAGGAATTCCCAGAGTCCTGAGTGCATCCACTTTTGCTCTCCTGAGACAACTAAAAGCTCACCTACTTCCTCATCTAGATCACCCATAGCATAGCCAGTTGTAATGCCGGGGTCAAACGCAACTACTGTGAACAATGCATTTGTCATTTGTACCTCCTGGGCCAGAGTAGTCTAGCTTTGACTTTAATCTTAGCCTCCTGAGAGGTTCTGACGTGTGATCTCAAGGTCGGACCTAATGCTGCTATTTCATCCTCTGCCCAGATGGGAGCATCAAGAATCTTAGCATACTTCTTTCTATACTGCTCATGAATAAAAGCCCGCTTTTCCTTGAGCGTTCTAAAAACCTTAGCTCCCGCTGTGGAATTACATTCCTTGCAGGCAGGAACTAGGATATTCTCATCTACTGCACGTCCTAAATCTTCGATTCTCTTCTTGAACGCTCTAGGAATAAAATGATCTTTTGTATCAGCAATTTCACCGCAGTAGTAACATGGTTTTGCTTTGAAAGCGAGTGCTCTGCATTTCGGTGAACAGTATTTTGCAGTCAATTTCATTGATTCGTGCAGGACACGACCGCAATATTGACACACTCTTTCGCCAAAAACTTCTAACTCTCTAAGCCTCTGTGTTCGTTCAAACTCTTCCCTGCACTTTACGCTACAGTATATCTGATTCGTTCTTTTCGGTTTAAATACACTTAAGCATGTAGGACAATGACGTGGTTTGTGACGTTTGTTGCTTTTCTGGCCTGCGAGCAGTTCGGCGATTTCCGCCAGTGTCAATTCGCTGAATTGGCTCATGGTACGCCATTATAACGGAAACGACTAGCTTGTCAAGGGTCGGCATCATCTTGGCTTTGGGCACTCTTACCGTAGCTCCTACGCTGCCGGTACGTTAATGATGCTAATGTCGCTACGGTCATCCCACTGCTTAACGTTGATTGTGATGATGGGATTTTCTTTTAGTGCTTCTGTGATAGCATAGTTCATTGGAATTCTGCCAAGTCCCGAATCTAGTTCTGCTCCTGTTGGATCTTCAATAATCCAAGTCATCTGTTTGTATACTCTGTGTCTATGATAACCGATCTTATGACCCTTAGGTAATGTACAGGGTCCGTTCTTTGTTGGTGCTCCACATAACAGTTCTGCAAATCTAGGCATAACTCTTTAACTCCATTTCCTCCAAACTCCCCCAATTCGGTCCTGTAGATATATCCACGCCAAAGGGAATGTCATCCCAACCAAGCTGATGCAACGGTTGTTTAATCATTATTTCATGCATTAATGCAACCGTTGCATCAACCTCTCCAAGCGGTACATCAGCCACAATAGAGTCGTGGACGGTAGCGACAACACATACACCATTATCGACAAGATCGCAAAGAGCACATATAGTGAGCCAAGCAGCAACATTTTGGGGAATTGTGTTAACGGCTTCTCTCTTAACCTCTTCGCGGTTGTCGTCCGTGATAAGGGAAAACCTCCGCTTGTGTCCAAATGGACTAAGTACAAACCCCTCTCGGAGTGCTCGTCGCTGTGTTTCATTTACCCATTCCTTTAGCGTAGGGAACTCAAGCCACCAATTGTCAATATAGGCTTGAGCTTCTGCCTTAGGCATGTGATACATTTGGGCGAATGCGTCAGCGCCTTGTCCATATGTCACACCGAAGTTGATATTCTTAGATTTTACGTATTCTTCCTTGGTGTAGTTTTCTCCATAGAACGCCGCTGCACGTTCCTTATGTAAGGATCGAGCAGAATCCCTGTAGATAGAGAGAAGGTTAACGTCACCAGATAACTTAGCGCAAGTACGAAGCTCAGCCTGTGAGTAATCAGCACTGATAATAACATGCCCAGGACTAGCAGTAAAAAGGGTACGTATGCCAGGAATTTCAGCATAACCCTCACGAGCAATATTCTGAAAGTTCGGATCGCTAGACGAAGTTCGTCCACTAACAGTACCGCCAAGATTGAAATTACAATAAAGCTTGTTATCTGTTCCCACACGGAGGATCAATCCTTCTAGGTAGTTTCCTCGTAGCTTTGTGATCTTTGCCCACGTTTGATGTGCCTCAGCTAATCGTAGTAAACGCTCTTGCTTACCTATGTTGCAACCTGCTCTACCTTGTAGAATCTCCGTTCTGACCTCTACGCCTGTGGAGCGTTTAAACTTCTTCTTGCCAGTATCTCGCAGCTTGTGTACTAATCCAAAATCGTCGTAATACACCACAGCCATTTGCATAGGACTATTGGGATTAATGAGCGCACGTCCTGATATCTCCCTTATTTGTCCGCGCAGGTCGATCATAGCAGGAATCGCCGCCCTGTCAAGTACGTTTAATGCTTCCTCAGTGTCATAGTTAAAACCGTTTAACTCAACAGTCGTGAACCTCTCACCGGCGTGCAAGAGTCGCTTATAATATTGTCTGACGCTTCCACCTCTGTCAGTGTCCAAACGAGGAGAAAAGTCTTGAAATAGCAAAAACGTACCAGCACAGTCCCAACCATTGTACTTGTACAATTCGTATTCACTGCGCCTACGTTCCTGTGGGGTTTTTCCACTGAACTCCCCTGCCTTTTTAAACTCCTTGACGGATTTAGGTTCGTAATCAGGCCAGCCAAATCTGGAGGATAACAGATATTCTAGCCTATGATAGCCTGGACGCTCATCTAACACGTATGACATGAGGAACGTATCCTCATCTACATGCGCCCATATGCCTGACTTACGTAATACTTTAGTGTCAGACTTTCCGTTGTGCCAGACGAACCTGAGGTCAGGTCGTGTATAGAACTTCCTGAGTTCTTGTCGAACTTCCCTGCTTGCAATTGCTCCATAACCAAAGACAATTGCTTTTTCAACTCTTTTGCTAAATCCTGCACAGACTGGTTCATCTGTATTTGAGTTCCACTCCAAGTCGGAGGCAATTGGAGTGTCAAATACAGTCTTGTTCCATTTTCTGAGTACGTCTCTAGCTCTAGTTTGTTCATTGATAATCTCCACAGTTGGGAACGTTACTGGCGGTGGTGGATCAAATGCTCTACGGAAGTCCTCGACTATATCAGGATAACTGTCACTATCGCGGATTACGAGTGCAGGGTTGTTAGTGACGATAACTCGCTGTTTAGTTCCATTGCGAGAAGTTCTGTTATGAATGAAGGGTCGCGCGTTAAAGACTGTTCTATATCGGGTGAGCGCAGTAGTCGCTTCTGTGCCTCCAGCGATAACAAGCTCACAATTAGCGATTTCCGCCTCCAAGCGAGGCCGACACGCTTGTATCGCTTCCACAGGCGGATCGTCAGTAC